AATCAAAAAAGTCATAGGTAAAAAAACGAAAAAAATTGAGTATAAAAAATTTGAAAAAACAGAAACAAAAAAACTATACATTATTTGATAAGTATAAAGTAATAAAAATTGAAAACTTTATCGCAAATAATTTTATTAAAAATTTTCATTATCTTGATTCATATCCAACAGAAATAAAAAATAGAAAATTTGGATTATATGAAAATGAAAAATTAATAGGAGTATGTTCATTTGGTGCTTGTGTATCTTGGAGATTTACATTTAATTCCATAAATAAAATATCTCCTAATAATTTTATTGAATTAAACAGATTAGTTTTACTAAAAAAAGAAAAAAATTTATTATCGTGGTTTGTTTCTAAATGTTTGAAAAATTTAAAAGAAAAAATTATCGTAGCTTATGCAGATACTAAATATCATTCAGGGTATATATATCAAGCATTAAATTTTTATTATTTAGGATTGACTAAAAAAACTAAAGTAAAATTTTTAAATTCTTCGTACCGACATAGAGATAAACAAGCTGACTATGGAGAAAGTAAATTTAATAATGAAAAACATAGATACATTTATTTCAATGGATCAAAAAGTTTTAATAAATTTTGTAGAAAAAACTTAAACTATGAAATTTTGAAATATCCAAAAAACAAAAATTACAAATCTATAAATTATGAATTAAAAAATTATGAAGTACAAGGATTGTTAATTTGAATGACAAAACTAAGAGTATTTTCAATGTTTACAGGAATAGGAGGATTTGAAATAGGAATTAAAAATTCAAATATCGAGCATGAGTTAATTGGTTACTCAGAAATTGATCCTTATGCAATAAAGATATTTGAAAAACATTTTCCAAATATCAAGAATTATGGAGATGCAACTAACATTCGAGGGAATGAAATCAAAGACTTTGACATCCTTTTTGGAGGATTTCCTTGCCAAACATTCTCAGTTGCTGGAAAACAAAAAGGATTTGACGATACAAGAGGAACACTCTTTTTTGATATCGCAAGGATTCTATCCATTAAAAAACCTAAATATTTGGTGCTTGAAAACGTTAAAGGTTTGCTATCTCATGAATCAGGAGATACGTTTTCAAGAATACTTACCATACTCTCCAAATTGGAGTATAGAGTTGAATGGAAGATACTTAATAGCAAAAATTTCGGAGTACCACAAAACAGAGAGAGGATTTTTATTACAGGATATTTTAGAGGAGAAAGTGGATCGAAAATACTTCGTGTCTAAAACAATTATGAAAAAATTAGTTGATAAAAATTTTAAAAATGATTTCCAAATTATAGATAGATTAGGAAATATACAAAAAAGAAAAATATCAGGAGCATTAAGCGTTGGAGGTCATGGATCAGGTAATCATTCAGATATGGATTTAATTGTAACTCCTGTTTTATCTCCTGATCGAATAAATAAAAAACAAAATGGAAGAAGATTTAAAGATCCAGGAGATGATTCTTATACTCTAACTGCACAAGATAAACATGGAGTTATGATTGAAAATCAAATTAGAAGATTAACTCCTACAGAATGTGAAAGACTGCAAGGCTTTCCTGATTCGTGGACTGAAGGAATGTCAGATAGCCAAAGATATAAAACTTTAGGAAATGCAGTTACTACAAATGTAGTTACAGCTTTAGTAAATGAAATGTTTAAAGGAAGTGAATATGAAAAAAGAAGAATATGAAATTTATAAAAAAATACCAAATGAAGATAAGTTTATTTATATGATGAAACGATTTGATGAAATTTTAGACAATCAAAAAATTATATTAAAAAATTTAGAAAGTAATACTAATGAGTGAAGATAAAAATTTTGAAAAATTACAAAAAAAATTAGTTGAAGCCATAGTCAAGTTTCAGCAGCAACAAGAGTTATACAAAGAAGCTATGTTGAAAATACAAGTTATGAATCAAAACTTTGAAGAATTTAAAGATTTTTTTGAAGAATATATGGAGGGAATGGATCACGAAATTAATAAAATAAAAGACGAAATTTACATAAGGAGTAATTACAATGGTTAATGAATTAGTCAATGAAAATCCTGAAGATTATGAAGTAGAATCTCCAACAGGATTCCGAGATGATTGGGATGAAGCACCAGGAACTATAAAAAAACTTACAAATCCATCTGAACTAACAGGTGAGGGATTTAATGGTCCTGAGCAAATTTCCAATGCTTTGACACTTACACAAAGTGTAGAAAAAAACTTTTATGCTGGAAACCTAACAAATCAAGCTCAGTATGGAGTAAAACTTTTTTTTATAAAAGAGTTTGAGAGAAAAAAAATGTTAGGGATTCCTCTTGATCCTAAAATGTTTGGTTTGTATGCAACTTTAGACACTATGGGAGCAAAAATGTCTTTGCTGGAGATACAAACTTCAAATTCTATTAATGCAAGGCATCAAGATAGCCTTGTAGATGCTTTAACAAATGGAGTTAGAAGATTATTCAATAAATTCAAAAAGAATCCTGAAGAAGAAAATCTCCAAAGATAATGGCATTACCTAAGCACAAAAAAAGATTATCAGCTTCATTATGGAGAAAGAGAGCAAATAAAAGAAAATTTATGTTTCAGAAATGGAGAAAACTTAATGAATTGGGAGAAGTTTCTGAAGGTATGCAGAAGCAAATAAATATATTTATGGTAAGGAAATATTAATGGGAATTTTAGATAGTGTTAAGAAAAAAAATAACTACACAAGTTTAATCAAATTCAATCACGATAAAACAGTAAACATAAAAAAAGCTGAAGTTGTTAGAAGTATTATCGTTGATGAAAAAGAAGGATTTTTGGCTAGAAACTCGGCTTTTACTGAATTTTATCAAGATAAACTATTTGGCTTTATAAAACAGAAGCCTGAGAAAATAAAAGGATGCTTTATAGTAAGAGAACATTCAGCTGATCCTTTAGAGTTTAGAGAAGATTCAATCTATGGAGCAGACGTTACAGCAGATGATATTGTCTATCACGAGGACGAAAATGTAGCTATTTCATCTTCAGATGTCGAGTTATCTAATGCTACAGGACCTGACCACATTCAGAAGGCATTAAGCATAGTTTTGATAGGAGAAACAATAGCAGTTATGGTATTAGCATTTGCAGTTGGATTACCGAAATTTATAACAAATTTAGCTGGAGGAGGATAAATAATGAATGAAAAAAAAGAAATAGAAAAAGAAAAATTTAGTTTTGGTGCTTATGAATTATTTATTTCATTTCTAGTTGGCTTTATAGCTGCTTTGATATTGGATAAGTTTATATAGATCCAGGAAATTTATTAGAAATGGGAGAAGAAAAAATATCAAATTTATTAATAATATTAGGAGGTTATATTGCATGGGAAATAGTAGGAAAAATAATTTAAATTGTGATTCAAAACAGTTGTTTCCATTTAAATATTTAGCATTAGAGGAATTAGAAAATTATAGAAAAAAAATTTTATTTTCAAATATGAATATTTATTATTGTGAAGAACACTTTGGATATCATTTAGGTCATAAAAAAAGAATGTCTAAAGAGAGGATTTTAAAAAATTATGAAGCATGAACTTAAACTTTTAGACTTATATAAATTACCTGAGAAAATAATCAGCTTGATATCATTTTTGGGATTATTTTCATTTGGGGTTTATGTTTATATGTTTTCAACTATTGGAGGATTTTTTTTATTAGTCTTATCTGTTCTACCTAGTTGCATAATTTTTTATAAAAATGCTAAAAAAAGAATATCTAAGGTTTACAGAATTGAAAGGAATAATAAGGTAACAAGATTTATTACTGAGTATTGGGAAAAAGAAGAAGTTGATAAATTAGATCAGAGATTTTTTTGGATGGTAAATGGTAAATATACTCCTGTTCTACAATTTTCAAATAAAAAAGATAGAAATTACCAGCCTGTATTTCCATTTGATAAACCTGATCCTCCTGTAAGATCAGGAAACCTTCAAAGATCATTAGTACAAAAAGCTACTGAAATTTTGATGACACCAAAAAAAGATGAAAAATTTGAAGCATTAAAAACAGGAGGTTTGATGTTATTGGCTGGAGGAGGAGCAATTTTAATTCTAGCTATGATGGGTAATATACAAGGAGGAGGAGGAGCAGCTGGATAATGGGATATCATGATGAGTTTTATTATAAAGATAGCTGTTTAATAGGGCTTCTTGCTGGTAGAGGAGTTGGCAAAACTTTGACTATGAGTATGTTGGCACATGAAGAATTGGTTACAGCAGTAAATGAAGGCTATGATGACTTCAAAATATACCATAATGGCTTTCTTGATCCTAAATGGAAAGGATGGCAAATTCCAGGAGAAAAAGAATCTAGGCTAGTTGAATATGATTTTCAAGAAATTATTGAAGGAATGATGTATGGAGAATCAAAGATTCAAAATGGCTTGATGTGTATAGATGAGATAGCTTCAATTCAAGATTCAGCTTATGGACCTATGGGATTTGGCAGAGTAAATTTTTCACACTTTATTATTATGATGAGAAAAATCGGATTGACTATTTTATTTGCTGGTCAAACTGAAGAAATCGATAAACGATTAAAAATGCAAACTGACATAGTAGGCTATCCTGTAGTTGCAAAGAAAATGCGAGGTAAGGAAGTTGGAATTAAATGGGTATATCAGAATGAAAATTATACAAAACCAGGTAAAGTGAGAAGAATATTTTATCCAAATATGCACAAATTTTGGGGAGCATACGATACTAGAAAAATCATACGATCTGAACAGGTAAATAAATCTGATGTATTGAATAAAAAACAGGAAGATATTGAAGATGATATTGCAGACATTATTCAAGATATTGTAAAAACTGAAAAAACAACTTCAATACCAATTTTCAAGATAAAGCAATATATGAAAAAAGAGCTTAATATAAATTGGGAATTGAAACAACTCGAAGCTAGTTTAAAATATTATGGAAAACCTTTATCTAAAGACAAATCTGTTTATGATTTTCGTAAAAACTTTGGATAAGGTTACGATTTCTAGCTATTTGCATAAATTTTTCTAATAGTTTATATATATTATTGTCAAGGTAAAGAATCTAGGGAACATATATATATTTATGTTTGGAAGAAGTTTATTTGCTTTAATGATCGTAGGAATGGGATTCTTTATTTTGACGATAATGCTTGGTCCTATATCAAAACAAGTTAATGAACTTAGAACAGATGCTCAAACAGATACAGGATTAGCTTGTACTACAGGAGCAGCAGAAACGAGTTGTACTGTTACTTTGAGTAATAAGTCAGCTTATGAGCCTTCTGCTCCAAATTGGGTAGTTACAGAAACTTCTCCAGGTTCATCTGATAAGACATCTTCTTCTATACTAGATTCAAACCTTGAAAGTGTTACCATTTCTAGTCTGTCTAATAACACTTCTTATGTATTTACTGTTGAATATTTCAAGGTTAATGCTGAGGTACAATCAGCCACAAATTTAGATTCTGTTTTAAAGAGATGGAATTTGCTTTTAGTTGTTGGCTTGATGGCAGTCTTGGTCGTAGGAGTGGGATTTAGTTACAACTATGCAAGAGCATAGTTTAAATTTGTAAATAGAGTATTTATGGAATTTAGAAAATTAGCTTCAATAGTATTGGCTATAGTTTCACTTTTAGCATTTCTAAGCATTATGCCTATAATCATCAATTCAGCAACTACTTCTTCAGCAGATACACTTGCTACAGGAGATCAAGCTACTGCATCAATGATAAAACTACTTCCTCTACTTGCATCAATATCAGGTGTTGGAGTTAGTTTACTTATAGTTATGAAAATTAGAAAAAGTTAATATCATTGTCTTAGCTAAACATTTTCGAAGATGATTCTATAACTCGCAGAGAAAGAAGTAAACTCGTAATGGAAGTTTCAAAAATTACAGCAATTATACTTAGTGTCGTTGTGCTAGTTGCTTTCCTCGCTGTGCTACCTACAATTATCACATCTACTACAGCAGCTGCTACAGCAGCTTCGACTGACTACTCAGACGTAGAAGCGATAATTAAGTTAATTCCTTTGGTAGCATCAGTAGGTGGTATCGCTGTGGCAGGTCTGATAGCGTTTCAAGCTGCAAAGGGATAATTTAAAAAAATTACCTCTCGTTTATAGGAGCAGTATTCGTTCTCTGCTCCTATAAACACAAACTAAAAAAATATATAGATCCAGGAAAAAAGGAGAAAAAATGAGTTTTATAAATTCAAGAATGGATGATGAAATAAAAGAACATGGAAAGATCAATTTAGAAGGTTATTTAGATGCAGTAGGAGATGAAGATGACGTTGAATTAATTTTAGATGATCCTTATGATAATGATCTGCATAATCTGATGTACAACGAAGATTATTTCAAGGTTTATCATAAAGACGCTAAAGACTTTATGGGAGATGATGCCTTTGACGTTATTAGAGCAGTTCAGGAATATGAACAGGATAATTTTGGAGAAGTGAATACAGACTTAGGAGATGCTCCAGCAGTAGCTAATATGTATGCCTACATTAGAGGAGAAGAATTGATGGATGACATCATACAAGATTACAGACGAGATCGTATAAACGATAGAAAAAGAAGCGATAGAAATAATAACAAAATGTTTGATTCAGGAAACGATTTCAAATTTAGAAAATAAAGGAGATTAAAAATGAGTTTTATAAATTCAAGAATGGATGATGAAATAAAAGAACATGGAAAGGCACAATTAGAAGGTATTTTATATGGAGAAGATGATGATGACGTTGAATATAAGCTAGATAATTATTGGGATGAAGATTTACGGAACATGATGTACGAAGATTATTTCATTATAGGTACACAAAGAGCAAAAGACTTTATGGGAGATGATGCCTTTGACGTTATTAGAGCAGTTCAGGAATATGAACAGGATAATTTTGGAGAAGTGAATACAGACTTAGGAGATGCTCCAGCAGTAGCTAATATGTATGCCTACATTAGAGGAGAAGAATTGATGGATGACATCATACAAGATTACAGACGAGATCGTATAAACGATAGAAAAAGAAGCGATAGAAATAATAACAAAATGTTTGATTCAGGAAACGATTTCAAATTTAGAAAATAAAGGAGATTAATATGCCTTCAGGGAAAGGGAGTTATGGAAGTAAAAGAGGTAGACCTAAAAAGGAAACTTCTTATGAAAAATGGCTCGGAGTTTATAATAAAAAATCATCAAATAAAGGAAGGAAATTTAAGAAATAATGCAGTTTACAGGGGATGGCTCACTAAGATCAACTAAATATTCTCAAGAGATAAAAGACTTGAAATCAGAATTGAGAAAACTTGAGAGAGAGAATGTAGATCGTAATCAGCTAATAGCTATGAAAAACAGAATAGATCAACTCAAGAAAGCTGATAAAGATTTTCAGGCTAATTATTCAGTTAAGAAAAAAGCATCAGATTTCTTATTTGGGAGATAAATTATGGCAAATAAAACTTTAGATTATTGGTTTAAAGCACCTAGTAAAAATACATCAAAAAAAACAACTAAAAAGAAGGCTGTAAAAAAAGGACCTTCTGTAGTTAAGCAATTTGAAAAAGTAGAAGATTCTAATGATGATCTAAACCTTGAATTAAAAAAATTAAAGAGGATGATAAAAACTTCAAAATCATCTCCTAGAAAGTATAAAAGGAGTTAGCTATTTCATTTCCATTTCTCATATTAGCTGGAGTATCTTGCCTTATATTAGCTGGAGATATTCAAACAGATGCAGCAACTAAAAATATACCTCTAGCAATTATGCTTACTTATGCCTTATCAGGTTTATTTTTCTTTTATGGAATTGTCAGGGTTTTTAGGATGGTTAGATGATTAGATTATTTTTAAAACTAATAGGAACAAAAAAAAAATATTTTTCATATGCTCTAGCAATTAGCTTTGTAGCAATTACTCTATCTTCAAGCAATCCTTTATATGCTCAACAGCCTACTCCTGTTCCTACTCCAACTCCTATTCCTGTAACCTCTTTACCTCCTGTAAGCATAAAGGAAGCCATTGGGTTCAATAATATTGCTACATCAAGAGCAGATGACTTTTTAGTATTGGTTAGATACGATTTAGATATTGGTACAGGACCTGATGAATTTTGGTGCAAAGAAGAATTTTTAATCAATGATACAGGATGTGATTTAAATCCTCCGAATCCTGATTATCCATTCTCACTAAGAGAAGGATATTTATATATAGAATATCTTGATTCAACAGGTACTATTCATAGACAAAATAGAAAAATTCCTAGAATTGATGCTGGATTAATGGGAATATATGCTGAAGCACCAGCTTCAAGTTCATTTGGCTTCAATCAATCGCTACTTCCTGGAAAAGTTTGTTTAAGATATTCTTCTGATTATTTTGATCCTAATGGAAATGGATCATGGAATTGTAGGCAAGTATCAAACATAACAGGAGGTACTACTGCTTTAGCAAATGAGATATCTTCAGATTCAGGAATATTATATAACCTCGAAAATCAAATCGGATTACCTCTAAACACTTTGGTATCTGAAAGAGGTATGGTTACTCCAACAGGTCAAACTTATCTTGAAGAAGCATTACAAGGAATAGTTGAAGTAGCTGTAAATTCTGATGGAAAAACAGTTTTTCAATTAGGTTCAACTCAAACAAATAAAGGATATACTCCAACAGGTTATAACATTCCTTTACAAGATAATATTTTAGCTACTGCTACTGCTTCAGGAGTAACAGATAACATGAGATTTGTTTCTTCAGAATATTTAGGCTTTGATTCTTCTATGTTTTTTGGAGGATTAGTTTTTATTATTCTTTCTTTGTTTGTTGGAGGAATAGTTATAAGTACAACTAACAATGCTTTATTATCCATACTTTCTGCATCTATGATGATGCTTCCTGGAATTTTCATTGGAGCAGTTTCAATAGGATTTATATTTACTGCTCTATCAGTATTTATTGTATTGGGTTCATGGTATTGGCTAAGGAGGAGTCCTGAATAATGAGTGGAAGATTAATCGGTAGCCTTTTTTTACCATATCTTATGGTTTCAATATTGGGTACTATATCGCAAGATCAATTTACTTCTTCTGTAACTACAGGAGAGTTGATGGTAAATGAAATTTATGATGCTAGATTAAGTGAAGCTGATGCTGCTGGTACAGCTTCATATACAGGAGGAAATACTGTAAATAAATTAACTACAGGATTTACTTTCTTAACTGATGCAACAGGTACTATTTTAGGCTTTACAAAAAACTTATTCAAAATCATAACTTTAAATTATTCGTGGTGGAGTGGATGTAAGAAATCAACAGATGAAGATCCAGGATTTAACTCTGTTGGAAATCAGCTTACTGCTGGTACAGGAAATTGTTATATAGATTCTCAAGGAGTGCAATATAAAGATGCTCCGATAGCCTATGTTTTTGTAAGATATTTACTTCTAATAATGGCATTACCTGGAATTTATGTTCTCTCATATAAATCAGCTGAGTTGATGGCAAGATTTGTTTCAAGTATTGGAAGTTCTATAGGAGGATTGGCAAGTTTTATTCCAGGATTAAGATGATGATGTTAAAGCTAAGAGATAAACCTAAAAAAATTTCAAATGGATTCATAGGAATCATGCTATTTCTATTGGCATTTACACTTTATTTTTCTCAAGGTACTATTTGCAAATTGGAAGCTGCTACGTTGTCAGATTATTGTTATAAATTTGATATTTCAGTTCAAAATAATACAGGATCAAACAAGTCTTATTATCCTGTATTACTTGAAGGAGTAAACATGAATGATTGGCAATCTAATAATTATATTGATGAATTTGGATGGTCAATTTTTCCTTATCAGGCTTCATTAGTTGATGAATATCAAGTTTTACTTCAGGATGTAGATGCTCTATCTTCTAATCAATGGTATATTTTTCCTTCATTATCTGCATCAGGTACAAACAATTTAAATGTACTTTTAGGTGCTACAGATATTCAAAGAAATCAAGGAATATTTTTTACAGGCTTAGACTACTTGAAAGTTGATAACCATAATGATTTCAATCAATCCAATTTTGAAATTAATGTTGAATTTAATGACGTTGTACAAAATGAAATGTCATCAGATGTTTACACAATTTTAGAAAAATATGATGAATCAGCATATCAAGGATTTAAGCTAGAAATTGTAAATAATTCTGCTGTTACAGGTACAGGAGATATTTATATTAGAGGTTATTCTGATACATCTTCTATTCAATCACATTCTTTTATTCCTTCAGGGAATGAGCAAATAGAATTTAAACTACAAAGTGGAAGCCTGGATCTATCAGTTGATGGTACTTCAGCTTCTACAGTTACAGGAGCAACTCTTACTTCAAATACTGAAGATTTATACATGGGAGCTACATACAATACAACTTTATCTAAATATTTAGATAATACAGTTATTAGAGTTGTAGATATGGTATTTAGTGGAGATTTAGTAGCTTACTATGGATTTAATCCATCAGATATAACAGAAACTTCATCAGCTAATCCCTATTATGATGGTACAGTTTCAGATATTTCATTTAGTACAAATACTCATAATGCAAATTATTTTTTCAATAGAGATCAAAGTAATATAAATATAGTTGCTTCGAGAATCCTTCCAGCAACTGCTTCAGGATCAACAATTTTTACTGCTGAAACTACTGATATTATCGGTAGATTTTATGGAAGTGGGAATCCTAATAACCTTGCAACAACTAATCAAAATATGATTGGTTTATCATTTTTAGTTCCTGATGCTGATTTAGGGATGCCTGATACAGTATGGTATTCATTTTGGCTTTCAGCTTTTGGAATTGCTCTTGGTATAGGAATTTTTTGGATTTTTAATAATACTCCTATAGCCATATTAGGTGCATCATTTCCTTTAGTTCTTGGAAGTATGCAAGGTTTAATAAATTCATGGTTTCTCATACTGTGGTTTATTTTTTTCATAAGTATATATTCAACGTATCAATGGTACGAAAGAAGTTAGGAGAAAAAATGGAAGAACAAAAACAATATAATCAACATCTTATTGGATTAGTCGTTATAGCTGTAATATTTGCTATAGGATTTTTCATTGGATTAAGTGCTTGTAAATTATTTTTTTAAAAGGAGGAAATTAATGAATAACATAAAAGAAAAAATAAAGAATATTTACATTCCCTTTAATCATGGATCATTTGCATTATTTATATCAATATTAGCATTGTCATTCGTGATTGCGAGTTCAAACAGTCCTTGCCTACAGGCTCAATCTACTTGTGCTATAGGTAGCGACAATACTTTCTCAGGGAATATAAGTCTTAAGGGAGGTACTGCTAATAGTGGTACTTTAGATGCTTCAGGTATGACATCAGATAGAACATATACATTACCTGATGCTTCAGGAACATTAGCCTTAGAAGGAGCAAGTTTATCAGCATCTAAAGTTATGGCAACAGACGTTTCAGGAAATGAAACTACAACTGATGTTTATCCTTTATCTTTGACTATAAATAGTGCATTAAAAACAGATGGCTCAGGAAATGTTACTGCAAGTAATCTTGATCCTGAAACTGATCTAACAATCGGTACAGGAACAGCAAATCAAGTCTTATCTGTAAACTCAGGAGGAACAGCATTAACTTTTACATCAATAACAGGAGTTCCAACACTAACAGGAAATCAAGCTGTAGTAACTGATGGTGCTGGAGCATTAACTGTAGCAAATTTAACAGCTGATAAATTTGTTATTTCTGATTCAAATGGATCGCTAACAACTACAGATATTATTCCTCTTAGTTTTGGAACAAATAAACCAATAGTTAGTGATGCTGCTGGAAACTTAACTGATGTAACTTTGACTGCTGATACTCCTATGAAAACTGATGCAAATGGGAACACTTCAGCTAGTGATTTAGTGCCTGAAGATGATCTAACTGTTGGAAGTGGTACTCCTGGACAAATGTTGGCTGTAAATAGTGGAGGTACAGCTTTAGAGTTTGTTGATGCTGAAGGAGGTGGTCAATGGACATTAGTAGCTAGTGGAAATTCTAAAGGTGCTACAGGTTCAACAAGTGGAGGAACGGCTAGTAATGATATTTTATTTTGTTGGGGTGGGGCTAACTCAACTGACGGTGTAGACGGTTCATATTTTAGAATGACTAATAACAAAAGATATAAAATAGTTTTCGCTCCTCGAAACACAGGATCAGGCTCAAGTGCTAGTACAGGGTATAGTGGGAACGCTATCCAATGGTTAGGCAATAATGTAGACTGCTCTAGTGGGGCTGTAAATACAAGCAATACAGGTGCAACTAGTGTTTATGAATATAGTGTACCGTCTTGGTGGTATTATTGGAATAAAAATCCTACTTACAACGGTTATAGCTATAGTAATGGGGATAGTGATTGCAAGGTTTTAGATAATCAAACTATTCAAACTAATTATATGCCTGTTTCTTGGCAAGGAGAAATTATTTATACTGAAATGCACAATTATTGGAATGGTGGAGTATACGGCGTTAAGGGTAATTGGAATATAAATTTTAATATTATGAATTCTCAAAGTCCTTACAATTCAGAGCCTAATGCCTACAGTCAAGGTATATGTATGAATACAACAGGCACAACACAAGGTGGTTATGTAGATAGTTTAGACGATATGTACGGTTTATTACTAAAAGATTATCGTCCTTATACTTGGGGTGGACAAGATACATGGGTAAAATATTGGCTTTACGAAGATAATTACTATAGTTCAAACTAGACATAAAAAGTTACATGAGAGAAACAAAGAAAAATGGCAATAAATAGAAATAGCGATTTATTAGAGGTGCTTCGAATGATAAATCTATATGATGGGTACACTTTGTTTGTTAGGAGTGTCTTATATCGCATCTATTTTATAGGTAAATTAAAGATTTGGAGAAAAAAGGAGGTTTTTTGTGGTTACTGATCCTTTAATGGAAGAAGAAAGAAATAGAGAAAGAAAACAATCTCAAATTAAAAAAACTGAAAATAATTTCATTCCCTATGATCCAAATACTGATGAAGAAAGATCATCAGGAGAATCTTTTAATTCAGGCTTAACTCCTCCTCCAGCTGTTCCTCCTAAAATTGATCCTCCAAAACTTGATCCGATAGATTATCAAATTGAGAAACCATCTGATCCAACTGCTGAAGTTTCTCCAGCTGCAAGTTATCAATTAAATCCTGTTGAGATAGAGGAGTTCAGAGAAGAAGAAAGATTGAAACCTCCTCCAATAGAAGAAGGTAAAAATCCATTCTATATAAATGAAGCTGAAGCGATTATAAATCCTAGAGAATTTGAAGCATTAGAAAGTAGAACAGAAGAATTTTCTAAAGATGCCGATTTATTAAACAGACAAATTACAGAGTTTAATAATACTTATGATGAATTTGCATCAGACATAGATCAAGATATACAAAAACTAGATTCAGAATTTCAAGAAATAGAAAGTTTTTATAATTCTTATACTCCTCAAGAAAGAGAATACGATCAGTTTTGGGATGAATACAATAAAAGATTTGATGCTCTTGAAAAAATGGAGGAAGATGTTGATAAAAAAGTTGAGATGTTTAATTCATTTTATGATGCTAATGCTCCATTTCTTGACGATAGAGAAGCATCAGTTAAAAAAAGATCAAGATACATTGAAAGAGATTGGGATGCAATAGGAGATGAATTTTTCTTACCTCCTGAAATTTCTTCAGGAGATATCTATGATAGAGATTTACCTCAAGAAACATTTTTTTTAGAGAAACCAGGAGATATATTTGATAGAGATTTACCTCAAGAAAAATTTATAACTAGAGAAGATATCCAATTTACAGAAAGATCACTCGAAGTACCTGAAGAAAGAATACTAGAAGAAAAAGATATTCAATATACTGATAAATCATTAGAAAATCCTGAGAGTTTTTTTAAGCCTGAAATAACTAGAGAAGATATCCAATTTACAGATAGATCACTCGAAGTACCTGAAGAAAGAATACTAGAAGAAAAAGATATTCAATTTGGAGATATAAATTTAGAAGAAAATTATCAAAATAGATTTAGATCAAGAGAAATTCAGAAGCCACAATTAGACACCTCATTAGAAGTACCTGAATCTGTATATGAAGAAAAATCTTTTATTGATAAGGCTAAAGAATTTGAAGTTGGCTCTATTATTGGTAAAGGCGATTCTCCTGGATCTCCAACTGTTGAAACAGTAGGCAAGGGAGGTAAATTTGTAGGAGGAATAGCATGGACCTTATCAGGTGCAGAATATCTAGTCGATCAGGCTAAAAACGTAAGAAATTTAAATGTTTTTGATCCATCTGCTATTAGAGATGATGATAAAGAAATTTCAGATGTTGATGATTATATTGTTTCTTTATTAGGTCAAGCTGAATATGTAGGTAATATAATTCCAATTCCAAAATATGAAGATGTTGATGGAGATGGAGAAAAAGACTTGATATGGGAGAAAGTCCAAAGAGATGATCCTACTGCTTATGGTTCTAAAAGAATGGCTGATGAAAGAAGATACAATCTTCCATTTGGAGATATTATTTTTTCCTCAGAAGAAAATCGAGAAATTTTAGAAAGAACAGAAGGAATGTCAGCTAATCCTTTTAAGGATGGAGGAAATGATCCTAATTTTTCTCCTGAAAGATTTGGAGCATTAGCTAAAGATAGATTTAGACCTATTGACTTAGCTTTAACTTTGGCTCAAATAAGGATTTTAGGAAGTTTATTAAAAGGTGCTACAAGAGTTGGAATTGGATCAGTAAATAAATCTTCTCAAATGATATCTTCAGGAAGAAATTTAGTAAGAAATAATATACCTGATTCAATGCTTTCAGCTAATCAAATTGTTGATAAAGCATATTATAAATCTTATAAAGGATCACAAGATATAACGAGAAAAATTGATGATATTCAAGCAGATATTGAAAAAGTATTAGATGGTCAAAGAATCGGCTCATGGAAAACAAAAAAGCCTTCTCCTGAATTAGTAAAAAAATTAGAAGATTTACAATTAGAAATTGCCAACTCTACAAGAAAAAATAATATTGCAAGTTTTAGAGATAGAATAAATCAAAAAATTAGAAGTGGTAGAGCAACAAAAAAAGAAAGAGAAGTTGGAAAAATACTTAAAGAAAAAGCAGATAAAAGTACGGATGTAGTTATTGCAGAAGCCAAACCTATAGAAAAAAGATTTAGGCTAACTGACAAAGAAGGTCCTTATGGTAAAGAGTTACAAGAATATGTACAAGATGTTGATGATTTAGCACAACTAAAGAAAAACTTAAATTACGTTGAAAAAAGATTCCCTAATTTAGCTGGTACTCCTCAAGCTGAAAATTTAGCTAAAGGATTAAAAGGAGGTAGAGTAACAGGAAGATTATTTGATGAAAAAGGTACATTGGGAGCAGCTAAATTGAATCCTGATGTTTTATATAACAAAAATGTAATGGCTGAGATTGAAGCCAACATTATAAAGGCTCAGGAGTTAATTGAAAATAAAGGAAGATTACCTGATGGAAGATATGGTCAAGAATTACTAAGAGATACTGTAGTTTCAGCAGATTCACAATATAGAACACTTTATAAACTAGATGATCTTTTTGATAATCAAGGAAAATATAATTTTGATAAAGCAGATGAATGGCTTAAAACTACATGGAATCCAGGAAGCAGATATAGAGCATTAGTTGATGATGCTTATGGTAAAGGAAAATCTCAAATAGCTAAAGATTCTCCAAATCCTTTTTTCAAAATTCAATCAGTTAAATTTACTTCCGATAATCAAGGTGGAGGAGGTCAAATGCCTGATGGAAGTATAAAATCAGGTAGAGGAGGATTACAAGGCGATACTCCAGCTGGTAAAAGGCTAGGAGAAGTATCAACTCAAAAAGGTAATCAAGGTCAAAGTCCTAAAGGACCAAAATCAGATGTTCCAAATATGGCTACTCCTAAAACTCCTGATTTACCTGATCCAAATCGATCTCCTGATGCTCCTCAAAGTCCTGATACTCCTCTAAGTTTTGATGCTCCTCAAAGTCCTGATGCTCCTCAAAGTCCTGATGCTCCTCAAAGTCCTGATGCTCCTAAATCTCGTGATGCTACAGCTAGAAGTAGAGATGCTTCTGCTAAAAGTAGAGATGCTTCTTCAAGAAGTAAACGTGATGAAGGCAAGAAAAAAGATGAAGGAGAGAGTAAAAGTAAACGTGATGAAGGCAAGAAAAAAAGAGATGGAGAATCAAGAAGAAGTGGTAAGAAAAAGAAAGTTGATGATCTAACAATAAAAAGAAAAACTAAAGGAAAAAAACAGAAACCAAAAAGGAAAGTCAGAAAAAAAAGAGTTAGATTAGGAGATTCAGATTCTACTACTACTCCTAATATTGATGTTCAATCAAAGATTGCTGCTCCTAAAAGATTTGCTTCAAAAATTCAATGGAAAGAAAATAATAAATATTATCAATTCAATTTTAATAACAAAAAAATTACAAGAACAGATAAGCCTATTGGATCAGGGGTAAAAAAAGGAAATACTCCAGCAGAAACAGTAAAAATAATTGAAACTCAAATGAGAAAGCCGAGATATCAGAAAGCTGTATTAGGAAGAATAGAAATAAGATTACAATCTCCAAATACAGTAGCCTTAAAAAATTTACCAAATTACAAAACAATTACTAAAGTAAGCAATTTTAGAAGATAGTTTCTATAATAATAAAAAGGAGATAATTATGAATTATGAAGAAACATACATAAATAATAAATTAGATAGAAAAATAGTTTCTTTGATAAAAGAAAATATTAAAGATCATTTAGAAGTAAATCCAAATGATAATGAAGATTTTTTGGTAGAAAGAGATGTTCCTATTGAAGTTTATCAAGAAAGTATTTTTAATTATTATCCTACACAAAATGATATAGATCAGTTATTAGGTCCTGATGATAGTGCAGAATATGAAGCAAACTTACGTTATATAATTGATGCAAATATAGAACATGATTTTACATCAGGAGAACAAGACGATTGGTATTATGAAGGTTTAGATGTTGGAGAAAACATAGCTTTATATATGGGTAATCGATCTCCTATATTAGTTCAAGATGCAATTTCAGAATATAAAAAAGATGAAGAAATAGTTAAGACTGTAAAAATGAAAGATGGTAGAGAAATAAATTTTGTAAATCCATTTTCAGAATTTAAAGATAAAAATAGTAAAACAAAATCTATAAATCAAATGTCAGATAAAGAATTAAAACAGTTTAGGAAAAAATTAAATAAAGGAAATAATTATCAAGGATTTAGGAGATAGAAAATTTTTACTACAGAATTTCAAGAAATAATTATAAGTCTTTTAGTTATTGGAGCAGTTTTACTATTTAAACTTAATGGAAGCCTTTTTTCGTAATACCTTGTAATTACCTGTATAAAAAGGTAACAAAAAAGGTAACAGTTTGTTAATTTGAGTTCAAATTTTGTCTATTTGAATACATATCAGCTGTATTTTATTTATATAAAATTTTATACTTAGATCAAACTGAAATTATACTTGTTTCAGTATAAAAAATTTTTATTCGTAATACCTTGTAATCACTTGTATAAAAAGGTAACAAAAAAGGTAACACTAATTTTTATATAAATTTTGATCCACGATTATATTTTTCGAAAGTTGATTTGGTATTTCCCATATCTAATTTCTCAAACTTTTTTCTTTTAATTTTAGAATTATTAATAAAATCTTTACCTAACTTTTTTTCTAAAACTGAATCATATCTAACTGACCATTTTTTATAATTATCTTTTATCTCTTTATCAGATAATCTTCGTAAAGCTGTTCCCTTCTTAGATCCAGGAATAACCAAATCAGGATCAATCCTGTTAGCTAACCAAAAATTTATATTCTCTCCATAGTATAATTTCTTTGCATAAGGAGATGCTTCTAATTTTTTGAAGTCCTCTTTAGACATATCTTCATACTTTATTGCGTATATATTGCCATTTAAAGCCTTTGCTTGATGTGATGCTCTATCTATCACTATAGGTACTAACAAGCCTTGCCTATCAGCTACTTTTATTTTTTCAAGATTTGCTATTTTTAAATTGTGCAATTCTTTACCTGTATAAAATGAATTTTTATCTACTATATTTTTAGCCATTTTTTTCTCCAATTTTTTTCGTTTAACCTATGACTTTGTTGAAGCATTATTAACGAACATAGATACTCTATTTTTGCTTCAAAATTTAATTGATTGCTTAATTTGTGGTAATATCCCCAATCTTTAGGCATTTTTATCTCCTAATAATTTCAATGTCTTAGCTAAATAATAATAAAAACTCCTCCAATAAGCAATTTTATGGGAGGAGTTAGTTTAGCGAGGTAGATCGCTTGAGAGTTTAGCAGTCGTTGTGTTAGTAGCTTTTACAATCTAGCAGCAACTATTATTACTATAAAATATTATTATTTATAACGTAGTCATCCATAAAATTCATAGCTTCTCTTTTTTGATCTAAAGTATCTTCATAATAAATCATAGTAGACTTAAGATTACTATGACCTAATATTCTTGATAGGTCCTGTATAGCCATTCCTGATTGAGCAGATCGTGTAGCAAATGTTCTTCTAAAATTATGACTTTGTACCACACACTCATCCTTTTTTCCATTATCAATCCAAAATTGTGGAAAGTCTTTTTGGTTAAAAATCCTTCCATATAGATAACTCATAACTCCAGCATCAACATAATTTTTTTTAGTTCTTGAATAAGCATCTTTTTTTCTAAATACTGATCTAGGAAAAATTAATTGATCTTTAGTAATATTTCTTGATAATGATTTTTCTTCATAATCTCTTATGTTTGGTAATAAACTTCTAAGTATAGGAAGATTTCTTCTAGCAAATTTTTGATTCCCTTTCATAATATTGCTAACTCCAAATCTCGTAACAGTATTTCTAACTTTTATGATGTTATTATCAAAATCAAAATCTCTCCAATGCAAAGCAGATATTTCCTCGCATCTCATTCCTTGAAATGCTCCTAACTTCCCATGTAAAGTCAATGCTGGATAATGCTTATCAGTTTCATTCCAAATGAGGTTAAGTTCATCAGGAGAAAAAACATATCCTCTTTTTTCTGCTATTAAATCAGGAGTGATTTTTTTATTCCAAAATTTATTCAAGTAATTATCAAAATTTCCAGGAAGAATATCATTTTTTAAACCATAATTAAATATTTGCATCATAACTAATTTTTTATCTGCTATCGTGTTTTCAGCATATTCTTTTAAATGATTAGATAATTCAATAAAAAATCCTGTTCCAATTTTATACAAAGGGATTTGACCAAATTTTTCTTCAATTTTAGAAAAAACAGATTTTTCTTTTCTAAATGTGTTTTTTCTAACTTCATTTAAAAATTCTCTATTTTGAAAATATTTTTCAGCTAACATAGACAATGTCATACTTTTATTTGCAAAGTGAGAATCACTTTCTATAATCTCTCGAATTTCTTTTAATTTCTCTACAGCTTGATCTTTAGTCTTTGCTCTTTTAGAAATAAATTTATTAGTTTTAGGGTTCTTGATTCTAGCAATATAACCTTGACTTCCATTTTTAGTTATAGTGCCTTGTTTGTGTGTTTTAGCCATTATACTGCTCCTTCATGATTCTCTGTAGGAATTGGCAAGAAATCAAATGCTTGGCTTGATCCATGATAATCAAGCGATCTAATTACTTGAATAGCCATTCCTAAAAATTTTTCTTTTTTTAATGGTTTTGGTACTACTGAAATATCAATACCATGTTGCCTATTATTTGAATAAAAAAACTGATCGCTTTCTCTAGTAATTCTTACAACTGAAGTACCTTTAGATTTAAAAGTTTTTCTAACTCTACCATGTTCTATAAGTCCTATTCCCTCAGCAATCTCTAAATCAGGATCAATCAATAATCTATCGTTTGGTACTATTGTTGGATACATACTATTTGTTTGTACCTGTAGCACAAATAAATTCCTGTTATTAATTCTTTGTTTACTCCAAAAAATATGATCCATAGCATTAGCATAAGTTACTGTACTACTATGATCTCTTTGAGCAAATACAGGAATTTCAGATGGTTTAATTTGCCTTAGCTGGTTTGCTAAAGAAAAAATTGTTGCTTCTACTTCTTTAGCCTGTTCATCATAACTTTTTTCTCCTGTATTTATTGGATAAACTGAATCAAGAAAAAAAGATGATTTTACTGCAAATACAGTAGAATATTTATGCACGATATCTAAGTTTGGAGTTATCAAGCCTTTTTCATATTTTTGAATGGTTTGAAATGAAACTCCTATCAATTCTCCAAGTTCTTTTTGAGTGTAATTATTTTCTACTCTTAAAGTCTTAAATTTTTGACCTATTATTAATTTTTCTGAATTATTTAGTGATGTCATATTTGCTCTCTTTCTTAACTGACAAAACATCCAAAATTTTGGATGCTTTATCAGAATTATTTATTTTATAATTATTTATTTTCAACGTATTTTTCTGTTAATTTTTTTAGGTTAAAGTAACTTTCTAAAATAGATTTATAATAGTCAATTTGATCTTCTATTTCTTCCTCTTTTTCTACATATTGCCAACAATGTATAACCTCTTTAGTTTCTTTTAGCCTAATCACTAATTCGAACATTAAATTTCTCCTCTCCAAAATGAATACCATCATCATTTCTTATATGAATTTTCTCAGGTGCTATCTGATAGGCTTTCCTAAGAATATTCCATACAAGAGCATCATAAGGCTTTCTGTTAGTTTTACAGAAATAAAATGCTCCTAAATTATCATAATCATCATCAGTTTCATAATCATATTTTTCTCTTTTTATTTGCTCAAAAATAAATGTTTCATGATCTAAATCATTTTCATTATCTCCATTGAAAGAAATAAAATTTAGATTTTTATCTGAATACTCAAATACTATTTCTTTCTGAGAAAATTTTATCTCTAATTCTTCTTCAAAAAATTTAATCATTTTTTTTGTATGATTTGCTAATTTTTTAAATTCTGTATCTGTAAAATCTTCCTTTAGATTCCAACTGTTTGTATATCCCATAATTTTCCTTCTTTCTGCTTATCTGATTCTGTAAACATCAATATTTGAATTGTATTCTGCTCCATAATGAACATCTCCAACTTCAGAATTATTTACAAATTCTGCTAACTCAGGATTTTCACATTCTTCGAGTTCAATTCTTGCATCTTCTATAGCTTGGGATTCAGTTCTGAAAAAACTATTTTCTGATCCTGTAGGCTGAAATTTATTATCAAATCTTAAACCTGTAAAAAATCTTTGATCGTGAAAGAAAAATAATTTAGAAATTCCATCATCTTCCCATAGCATTTCATCATTTTCAGCATCTTCAATTAATTTCCATTTAGAACATACATCACAACTGAATCTTAGATATCCATCTCTGTAAAAAGATATATCCCTAAATTCTCCATCTTTTATATTTGTTTTATCTCCACAAACTACACAAGTTAATTTATCCAAAATATCCAAATAAAAATCTTGTTGATCTTCTGAGTTTGCTGAACATATCAAACAATCTTTAACTGATGATTCTATGCCTAATTCATCTACATCTTGATCGTATTCAACTTCAAGCAAATGTGATCCACAAGGATTACCTTCATAATTGTAATTGAAACTGGTTCTGCTACAAGTTTCCTCAGATAATACTAAATCTATAATTTTCTGTTCTTCCATAATTTTCCTTCTTTCTACTTATTATTATATAAGCGTTTATATATTTATTTTTATTTATACAAGGTATTTTTTATAAATACAAGCGATAATTCGCTTATAAAGTGTATAAAATAAGCAATTTTTCCCAAAAAATTTCCCTTTAAGTTGCTTGACATATATATTTTTTGAAATAATTTTGGATTAATGCTAATGCAGTTTCTAAGATTCTTCTTTACATTAATGGATTTAGAAAAATCGCTTAGAAATAGTGTTAGGATAGCTTAGTTAGTATCAACTCACACCTGTTTTATTTTCTAACTAAGTGAAGCAACTATGGAGAGGACCTTCAGCTTTCCCTCAGTTGAATAAAAAAAGGTTCTCTCCTGGATCCAGGAGAAAAGGAGAAAAAAAATGGATACTGATTATCAAGATAGTTTGCTTCTAAGAACAGTAGTAGACAAACTCGAAAGAGCAGAATTGCAGCGAGATACATATTTGATAGATCGTGATAAATATCATGAGCAAACTATAAAAGGTATTGCTACTGCTTTAGAAGAAATTAAAAAATTACAAATTCAAATATTAGAAAGATTGGATAAATAGAATGACATCAAATTTCAATTTGTTTGAAGAAGATAAAATGTATAAATCTTCTGAAGTGAAAGAAAAAATGGGATATTCAGATTACCTATGGGATAAAGAAAAAGAAAATATCCCATGTATAAATGTTGGATCAGAAAAAAGAGCTTTTTATTACTACAATGGCAAAGATCTTAATTTTTACCTAAGAATGAGAGTGGTTTAAATTATGGATCAAATGCTGGATTCTTTTTTTTGATAAGAGTATTCTTTCCTGAAATCATCTCTATATATATTTTAATATATATAAAATTTTAGGAAGGATGAGATACTCTTAGTTTTTTTTAAATTAAGTATGTAGTTAAAAGATATCTTTTAAGGAGAATTAAATATTAATCATAATTAATTTAAAAATATATATATTAATAGTCTTAACGTAAAAGGGAGAAAAATATTTGGGTAGATCAACAAACTTTAAAAAATTAGAAAAATTACAAGAAGATTTACTAATAATCAAAGAATGTATCTATAACTTAAAAAAATTAAGAAATGTTGGAATCGTAGAAGCTAAAAAAAATATTTTAATCAAACAAAAAAATGACATTTTAAAGGAAATTTACCAAATAGAAGGAGAATTTAGGATAATTGGAAAAAATTAAAGCTGGAATATTCATGAGAGTATCTACTAAAGATCAAAATACTGAAAATCAGAAACAAACATTATTAGATTTAACTAAAAATAGAGGTTTTGAATTGAC